ATCTCGAACTTCTGCTCGACGAAGACCGGCTGGAAGTCCCGCGGGTAAAAATGAAGGTACCTGGGCACGATGCCCAGGATGAGGTTGGCCACGGCCTCGTACTCGGCCAGCTCCTCGTCGAACAGGTCCCGCTTGGAAGTCTCCTTTTTCAGCCAGGCGTTGACGGCGGCCGCCCAATTCTCCCCGCGCAGCGCCGCCGCGATGGCCGCGTGGCCGCAGGACCCGACGGCCGGGGCCCGCTTCGTCTGCTTCGGGACGATCCCCACTTCGTAGGTCCAGTGCCACTTCATGCGGCAGGTGCACCAGGCCTCGATCTCCGACCAACTGACGTCTCTGTCTCTCATGCGTCCCTCAATTCTACCACCGTGTGACAAACCCTGTCAAGTGCGGGCCCGCGGCCAGTCACCAGCCGCGCCGCTCGAGCTCTGCCTTGGCCTTGGCCGAAGCCCGGCCGCCCTTGGCGACCGTCTTGCGCAGCGCCGACTTCAGCTTCGCGTCGTGACCTGGGAGGAACTTGCGCCCGGCTTTGGCGATGCGCCCGCAACCGCACTCGCAGGGCTTCCTCTCCTCCGGCTTTCCGACCCCGCTCTTCCCGCCCCGGCGCTTGGCCGCCGTGGCCCCGCACTTGGCGATGTAGGAGTCGAGCTCCAGGTACTTGAAGACCCGCTCGCAGTCGGCGTCGGTCATCTTCTCCAGGGGCTGGCTCATCCTATACCTTCTCTTCCCGAAGGTGAGGACGACGCCCTTCTCCCCAGCCTCCCTCACGACCGCGCAGTACTTGGCGATCTTCTCCCTAGCCGTCATCTCGGTCTTCGTCTCCGTCGTCTCCGTCGTCTCAGTCGTCATGTTGAAACCTCCTTCTTTCTTTTGATTACGGCCTCGATGATGGACATCTTGCCGCTTAGTACGTCCTCGACCATCTCGTCAACGGTGCCCCGGCAGAGCAGCTCCACCACCTGAACCGGGCTCCTCTGCATGTGCGGGCGGGTTCTGTCCACCGCCTGTTCGTTGACGGCCGGGGTCCAGTGCTTGTCCAGGAAGACGACCAACGAGGCCGCCGTCAGGTTCAGGCCGGACCCCCCAGCCTGAGTGGTAGCCAGGAACGCCCGGACCCCCGGGTCGTTCTGAAACGCCCTTATCGCCTCATCCCTATCCTCCTCCCGGGTCTCCCCGATGAATACCGTATGCGCTATCCCCTCCGAGGTCAGGCGCTCGGACGCCATCTTCACGGCCTCGGCGAACTGGGAGAACACCAGCATCTTCCGGTCGGTGCCGCGGGCCACGTCCACCAGGGCGTCCATCTTTACGCTGTCCGGCGGGCCGCCGATGAGCGCTGCGGAGAAGGCTACCTGCCTGCACCGCGTGATCTGTGCCAGCACGCCCGGCGTCACGACTACCGTGTCCTCCGTGACCTGGGCCATGGCCGACTTCTCGATTTCCCTGTAGATCCTGTCCTGCTCCCCCTCCATCTCCAGCCACAGCCGCTGGTACAGCTTGGCGGGCATGTCCGGGAATACCTCCTCCTTCTCCCTCCTAAGAAAAAAAGGTGCCAGCTCGGCCCGGAGCTCCCCCGGCCGCGTCGGCCTTCCGTCGATCACCCAGCCGAACTTTCCGGGGTAGGCCGAGGCGTGGTGCTTGACGAAGGACCAGAACGACGGGTACCTTCTCGGGTAGAGTACGTGAAGGGGTGACCAGAGGTCGTCCACCCTGTTCATGATCGGAGTCCCGGTCATGAGGTAGACGGTCTTCGTCCTCGCGGCCAGCGCCGCCACGCCCTTCGTCTGTTGCGACCTTCGGCCCTTTATGGCGTGCGCCTCGTCGACCACCAGCACCTTCCAGCGAACGTCCAGCAGGGCGGACAGGATCCCGCCGCCCGCCCGGGCGCACGGCCTGACTGCCTCGATGTTCACCACGAGATAGTCACCGTCGAACTCACGGACGCTTCGCTCCTTCTTCTCCGCCGTCCCGCGGAGGACGACGGTCCTTCCGGACGGGACCCACTTCGCCACCTCGTCGGCCCAGTTTGATTTTAGTGTGTTTGGGCACACCACCAGGACGGGCCCCGTCCCCATGGCCTCGCATGCTAAGATGGCCTGGGCCGTCTTCCCCAGCCCCATGTCGTCGGCCAGAAGGGCCCGGCGGGCGTGGAGCAGGAACTCCACGCCCCTCCGCTGGAAGTCGTACGGGATCATTTCGCCCTCGTCGGGTTAGCCACAACGAACGCCCGCCACTGTCTTTTCCAGACCTCCCGGCAATGATCGGTCCCGCAGACCATGCGCAACTTCTGTGACGTGAACCCCTGCCCGCAGATGACGCAGATCTGGACCTTCTTTTCGGGTCGTGTGTCTTCCATTCTGTTCCTCACCCGACCATGGGCCGGATGTCGATCACGAACCCGGCGAACAGGCCATCCTTTCTCGACTCCAGGATGTGCGTCTCGCGGACCTTCTTCGCCACCTTCTCCAACATCTCCAGGGCCCGCTTCTCGTCCCAGTCCTCGGCCTCGATCTCGATCAGATAGTGCCTCTTGACTCTTACCGGCTCCATCAGCGCTTCTCCTCGCCCACGAACGGGCACTTAACGTGGAGAGATTTGGTCAGCTCGGCGTGCCTCTCGATGAGGATCTTGGCGTAGCCGATAGACACTCCACTACCGATCCTCTCCGCGGCCTCGTTGATCAGCTCCTGGACCTCATAGTGCTCCAGCTCCAGGGTGACCAGCCGCGTTACGTCGGATTCCTCGTTCAAGACCGTTTTGACTTCTACGATTCTCATATCTTCCTCCTTTTTTCTTAAAAATCTAGCCCCTGATGAGCCCGGCCCGTTTCGCTTCCTGGTAGGTTTCCCTCCAGATCTTCTGCAGCTCTTCCGTCGTCTTCCTCCCGAGCTTGAGTGGGGGAAGCTGCATAGCCGAGCGTGCGACGCGAATGTTGGTGATGAGATCCTGCTTGTGCGACATGGTTAGGCCTCCGTCCCAGCGGGCACGCCCCGTACAGGGGCGTGCCTGGGGTCCGCGTCTCTGCGGCGGGCGGCCTTGCGCTCGAAGATCCGCTTCTGCTCCGAGACCATGACGCGGAGAACCCGCTTTTCGTACTCCTCGATCCTTACAGCGTCCATTTCCATATTCATTCCTCCTCGGGCTCGTTGTTCGCGATTTCCGCCAGCCGCTGTCTCACCGTGTCCTCGGTGACATCGTAGTTTACGTTCTCGTTGTCCATCACGGCGAAGTTGAGCTTTTCCAGGATGCTGATGCAGGTCATGATCAGGCCGACCCTAGCGTCGGGCTCGTAGTTTCCGGTGAGCCTGTCGAGCACGTGATCGGCGCAATCCCCGAGGTCGAGAAGAGTGTTCTCAAACCGGCAGTAGCTCATGTTTGACATGTCGTCCTCCTTATTTCCAGATCAGAAAAAAGAAAAACGGCGATTTGATGAAGAAAGCGTCCTTACCGTTCAGGATTTTGAACCGGCCGCCCTCCCCGCCTCTCATGTCCCCGACCCTGAAGACCGCCACGGCATGGCCGATCCGGTTACGGTGCCTCCACAGTTTGACTGTCATCTTAGTACCCCCTGTTGCGGCCGGAGAAGGAATCCCTGGTCAGGCACCGGTCGAGCTTCTTCTGCTCCTCAATCATCGCGCACACGGCCCCTCTTCTCTTGGCGCAACTACAGACGTAGCAGAGCACCACCGGCATGCCGGTCTTGTCCTTTACCGTGCTTGTCGTGAACCTCGGGCAATCCTTCAGATCTCGGATCGTCTTTGTAGCCATGCTATTCCTCCTCTTTTTCCAAAAGTACGCACGGGAGCCCCATCTTGACGGCGAAATCGCGGCAGCTCTTCACGTAGGCCTCGTACTTATCGGTGCTCGTGAGCTCGGCGGCCGTGGGAACACGAAAATCCTTTTTCTCGGCCTGGAGCCTAGCGATCTTCAACCGCAATTGCCTGATCTCGTAGGCGATGTCAACCTTTTGATTTTGGATGCGCTTGCGCACCACCGGGAGGATCTGCTGTCTCTGCTGTTTTGCCCAGTGTTGGTACGTTCTGTAGACAACGCGCTCAACCGGGATTCCGTACTCGTCGAGGGTCTCGATCTCCTTGACCCTCTTCTGACCGGCGGCCATGGCTTCGTGCTCCTCAAGCCAGCTCCCGCTGGACTCGCAATAGCGGCCGTTCTTCTTGATCGTGTACGCCCAATCACGCGGAGCGAGAGGGTCACGATGGGCCTCGACCGTGTAAGTGTTGCTCGTCGTTCCGATTTCTTTTTTCATGTTGTCCTCCTCAACCTTTGATGATGACCGTGTCGCGCTCGTAGACGCGATAGCCGCAGTCGCGGCAGGTCAGAGTGTCGATGTAGGGCCGCTCGGTTCCGCTCTTGTCCGGCTCAAGCTGGCCGTCGCGCAGGGGCTCGCAGCGATGGAGCATCGCGTTCGCGTTGCCGCATCTCGGGCAGCTGGGCTCGCAGCCCTCAAGCTGGTACAATTTGGTTCTGCCGCTCTGTCCCAAGAAGTAGGAGCGCATGATCTCGTCGAGGCCATGCGCCAGTTGGTGAAGGCGATGTGATTCCTGGGCGTCGTACCTGTAAAGGTCGTGGCTTGCAGCCTCAATGGAGACGAGCCCGACGCGCACGCGCTCTATCGCCTTGCGTGCTTTTTCCTTGCTGGCCCGCACCTTGCTGCGGCTCTCCGAGGCGGCCGCTTGCCCGTTCCCCGTTTTCTCGATCTTGTTTGCCATACCCCCATTATATCACAGCTCCATATGTTTTGTCAAGTATTTCCGTGCATGAACTTGATATAACGATATTCCGGACATGGCGGTCTTCTTCTCGGGTACCCCGGGAATGCGTCCCAGGGGCCCGGGAAGGCGTCTAGAGGGAAGGGGTGGCTTCGGTTGGCGTGGGTATCCCGAACGGCCGCTCCCGTGAGCTCCCGCGCAAGAGAGGCATTTCGGGGCCCGAAAGATCCTTCACGCCGTCATAGCCGGAGAGGCCGTCTCGAAAGCATCGTCAGAGGCTGCGTCTGATATCTATCCCCCAAAGCTCCTGGGCGCATCTCCAGTACACGTCGACGCTCACTGTCTGGTCAAGATCGCCCGGTCGGCACGTGTCGGACTTGAACTCCATGGGCATCCATTCGATGAAGCGCACGTGCCGGACTTTCTCCCTGATGCGCCTAACCGTGTCGATGCGCCAGTGCTGATTGGCCGACCAACGGGTCGGGTTCGACGGGTTCTGCATGCCGCGTTTTGCTACGGGCATGTCACGGCCGCCGCCGTCATCAGAGATTGCGTAGTACTTGGGCACGGCCCACATGTGCCACTCCCCTCCATCGGGGTTAGGCACGATCCATCTCTTCGCCCAGTTTTCGTAGAGGTCGCAGCCGTGCCAGTGACCGACGAACTCGGGCCACGCCCACCCGGCGTCTGACAAGACGCTAGCTATGCAATGGCCGGTCCCGTGGTACGGCTCCGCCACGGCCGACACGGGAAGCCTTACTTTGAGGTCGTTCCTCGCGTACTGGGCCAGCGGCAGGGCCCAGGCCTTGGCCCATTTCAAGATCTCGACGGTGTGGGCATTCTCCTCGCTCCCGCCGTCACCGGGAGCCCTCTGCTCGTTCCCGAGCTTGATCAGGTTGCCTTCCGCACCGACCATGCTCATGACCTGCGCCAGGCACCAACGCCAATAGTCCATGGCGTGAGGCCGGACGTCCCTGTACCCGTCAATGTCGTTTCGGTTGTTGGGCTGCACGAACCAGGCGTACGGGACAATGTCCTTCATCTGCGCAACCTGCAAACCGAAGAAGTCCATCATGATGCCCATGCCCGCCTTGGCCAGCATTCGCTGGAACTTGCGGAGTCTGACCACCCAGTCGGGATTGAACTGATAGACGTCCCACGGAAGCACGGCTCCGGTCCCGGCCGAGAGAAACGGCTGCATCCTCACCCGGCCATCGCCGGGCCAGCCCAGGAAGGTCCGGTCGTAGTCGCATCCGGCCTCCCCGGCCCTGACCACGGCGCTCTCCAGCTCGTCGTCCGTAACATCGTGTCTCCACGGATCGAAGCTGAAGATGACGAAGTCGGCATCCTTTTTCGACGGCTTCGGCGGCCCGTGCCTTCTGCAGGCCAGAGACGGCTCCGTGTACACGGTGTCTATGGACGGGCACCATTTGGTCGCCTCAAGCCCGGTGTCCCGGCACACTTTCCACTTGGGCAGCGGCGGCTGCGGGGCCTCGTGCTCCGTGCACGTGGCCTGTGGCCGTTCCTTTTTTCTTAAGCGCACGCGCTCCACGGGACAGTATGGGTTCGCCAGCTGCCGCGTCTCCGTGCAAACGTCCACCCAGTCCCAGTACGCGTCGCACCAGCCCCAGCTCTTCCCCCACAGCTCGCAGATCAGACGCTTGATGTTGATCGTCATGCGCTCCTCCGTCAGACCGCCGCGGTCATTTCCTCGTAATAGAAGGACCCGGCGCTGTAGACGACGTGGTACATCTTCGCGGCCGAGTCCGTTCCCTGCACGTAGCCGTTGTAGCCGTCCCCAGGGTTTGACCCAAACACGGCCGCCAGCTCCGCCGCCGTGGGAGGATCGGACAGGGCCGCCGCCTTGACGTCCAAGATCAGAGCGTCGAATACCGGCGTGGCGTCCGCGCTCATCGTCTCCTGGAGCACTTCGTCCAGGCCGCCGCTGGCACCCACACAGTGGTACAGCTTGTCGTCGTCCTCGTCACTGAAGAGCATCCCCGGCTGCACGTTTGATGGAGCGGCAGACCCGCGCCAGTTGTTCTTGATGCGGTTGGCTTCTTCGTAGCTGAATATCGCACCGTCAACGAAATCGTCGCCGTTTATATAGGCCATCCCGTCCTCCTATTGGTTCTCACTGATCAGCTTCTTTCCGGGCTCTCCGTCCGCAAACAGGTCGGTAGCCTCGCTGCAGAGGTAGCAGTACATCCGGTCCGTTTCCGTGGCCGCGGACCAGTTTGACGCCCTGGCATCCTCATCGCCCAGCACGCAGTACTGCCTCAGCAGCCACTGAAGGTCGACGCCCTCCACGGTCATCTTCCCCTCCAGCGGGTCGATGGTCAGCCCTTCCACGTACCAGTACCGGCCGTAGTCACCGCTCCCGTCCAGGCTTATCCCGTACGGATCTTGAAATCTGAAGGTGTCCAGGATGTCCAGGCTGCGGTAGTGCCTGATGCTAAGCGGGAGGATTATGCGCTGGTCCCCGAAGGAGAGCTTGAGAAGGTCCTCCTCAGCCCGGGCCGCGGCCAGCCCGGCGTCGTCCGTCCAGAGGTAGTCCCACGGTGACGACGGCTCGATGTACGCCCCGAACGCGTCCACCGCCACCTGCCGCACGGCCTCCCCGGAGTAGGCGCAGATGTTCGCGCTCGGGTAAAACGCCCAGCCTATCGGGGCCCTGTTCACGGCCGCCGAGAAGTCGATCGGTTTCTGGGCCTCATCAAGGGCGTCTATCTGCTGGAAAAGATGCGCTACGGACGCGAGGTCCCCGGGGTCCTTCCTTCCAATCGTTATCTTCCCGCCCGCCGATTCCCAGCACTTGGCCCCGTAGGAGAAGAGGAGCTCCTGGAGCACGGCGTCCGCCCCCTTCTCGTCCTGCACGATGAGGTATGCAGACTGTCCCCTTCCGGCCGCCTCGTACGCGGCCGCCATGGCCTCGAAGGAGTCCACGTCTATGAGCTCCTCCGGTATCCCGACGAGAAACTCCAGGAAGTAGAGGATCACGTAGGCCGGATTGCGCACGTACTCCCCGCCGCTGTCCGTGTCGTTCCACGGACCGTACATGTAGCCCTCGAAGTCAAAAGTGACCTTGTTGTCCCCCTGGTCGGAATCAAAGGTAATGTAGGTCCGGCCCCCGTCCTCCCAGCTCACGGCGTAGTCGGCCGGGTCGATCGGATCGTCGTTGGAGTACACGTTAAGGATGGCGTGCAGGCTTCCCATCGAGGCCAGGTACTTGTACGCGGTCGTGTCCACGCAGATCGCCTCGGCCGCACCCTTCATGCTTCCCGTGTCCAGGACCCCCCGGCCTAGGAGCTCGGGAATCTCCTTACCCAGGTAATTGGGGTGAGCGTCCGGGTACTCCTCCTCCGTCACCCGGTACCGCGGCACCTTGGCCTCGAAGTACTTCCCCAGGACGTTCCGCAGCTTGACCCGCCACCGGCTAGTCGGCTTGTCGTAGTCGCTAACGAACCCGCCGAACACCATTACCCGGTCGGCCTCTGCTTCGTCCCCGAAGCTGATGTACGCCTCGACCACCTGGTTTTTGATCCAGTACTCGGCGAGGAGCTTGGAGAATGTCCGCTCGGTGTTGTCCAGCTCAAGGTCGATGTCCGGGAATACGGGGCTCCCGGTGATGTCGCTCGTCCCTCTCTTGAAGGACGACATGCCCAGGAGCAGGCCCTCGTAAAATCTCAGTCTAGCCCTGGTGTCGATCGGAGCGTAGCACGTCTCCTCGTAGGAATCGCCCTTTTTCCACCTGAGGCACACCAGCGGCACGTAGGGATGACGCACCGGATCTCCGATGGAAATGTAGAGCCTCCGTCCCTCCTCCATCCTTCCGCCCGCGTCACAACGCCAGTCCCCGGCATAGGAGTCGACGTTGGTTATTGGAGCCAGGGACATGGCCTTCCTGAGCCTGAGCTGGTACGTACCGGCCGCCAGAGCCGGGAACGAGTAAATCGTGATCTCCGTGTTCGAGCCCCTGGAGAAGTCGCGGCCACCCGGCACTCCATCCAGGTCAACCTGGAGCGCCGACACGACGTTCCCGTCGAGGTCCTCCACGTAGATATAGTCAACGCAATCATTCCAGGACCCGCCGCCATCGGCCACCCTGGACTGTCCACCCTCGTCTATCTCGTCGTCGTCGTTGTGCAGGCCGAGCCCGTAAAGGACCAGCGGGAATCCTCCGGCCGTTGGCCCGCTGTACCGGGAGAACGAGTTCACCATCGGGTTAAAGTACTTGATCGTGGCGTAATGAAGGTCCACGTTGAGAAACACGCCGTCACCGGCCCCCCAGTCTATGGTGGCCGGAGCGTAGGTGTTACCGGCCAGGAACATGCCGCGGGTTAGTATGTACGAGCTCTGCTTGTAGGCCAGGGCATCGTTGCCGAAGGCGTTCCAGGCCTCGTGCCAGATATCCCACTGGGCCGGGAAGGAGCTTATGGCGATGTCCGAGTAGAGGCCGTTGTTGGTCACGTCCCCGGCGTGATAGTCGTGCGGGTAGGCGAAGTACTGGGCGGAGACGCCGTCCGTGTAGCGCCCGGTTCCCTTCTCTACGTCCCAGTCGTCAGCGTTTCTGTACAGGCAGCCCCTGATGATGGAGTCGAGCTCCGTTACCGGGCCGGAGTTGTAAAACGGAGGAAGGAAGACGCAGACCAGGCAGACGCTCATGACGGCGTCCGCCCCGTCTATCTCCCCCCATCCCTGCTCCTCCGTGCCCTTGTAGAAAAGGTCGTACCGCTCCCAGACCGTGCCCCCGGAGTCTATTTTCTTCAGCCCGATCGTGGCCTCGGTGACGTGGTCGTTCAGCCACTTGTCGTACGTGTTGAAGTTGGAAGCCCCATAGCCGTGGGCTGAGATATGGTGAAAGTCGGTGAAAACTCGGTGCGGTATCGGCATGTCTTACCCCTGATCCCACATCCAATAAAAATAGCCGACCAGAAAAGCATCGGCGGCGGCGCTCTCCGGAATCCAACCGACGAGTGGACTGTGGTTGGCCGTCGTACTCGGGACGTTGTTCGTGTTCGACCCGGACGTTCCATTGATGTCCCAGTTCCAGGTGGTTCCTCCGTCACTCGTCCAGAGCTTGAAGACGTAGACGGTGGACGCGGCCACGGCCACGCCCGTGTCAACCGTCGTTGTCCCGGCCGCGTTTCGGCTTTGAAACATCCAATTTGTATCGCCGTCCGGCGTCGAAAATCGGAATCCGACGTCGTCCTGGTTCGGCGTTCCCGACCTTGGCTCGGCTGCCGTGTTGAAACCCACCCACAACCTGACGTGCGTTATTTCGGAGTAGGTCTTTAGGCAGAAAACACCGTAGGGATTGTGACGAGGCTGGAAGGCGTCATAGCTCTCCCCGCGGACGTGGCAGATGTTACCGGCTATGGCGTTTGAGAGGTCCTGGCCCCACTTTCCGTTGGCGTCGAGGATCGTCGAATAGGCCCCCGGGGCCACAGCGTAGACGGTGCAAGCGGTGGCTATCCATCCAGCGTTCCCCGGAGAAACTGCGTTCCAGGTCCGGACATCCCAGCGGGGGAAGAAGTTCTCGCTGGATACCGTCCCGGCGGCCGTCAGCTCGTAGATGTTGCCCGAGTCGTCCATAAAGTAGAGCTTGGAGTCGGAGGAGCGGACCCAGATCTTGCCGTAGTTGGCCGTGTTCGTTGGGTCGGTCGTCTCCTTAAGCGCCACCCGGCCCTCGACGTTAAGGAGCTCGGACATCGTGCCGGAGCTCCCGATACGGACCAGACCGGCATTGTCTATCCTCATCTGCTCCGTCGGAGTCGAAGCCCCGTTCGCCGTCGTGCGAAAGATGAGCCTGCCGGGCATGTCGTTGTTGCCCGGAGTGTCGTCGCACGCAGCGTCTATCTGGGCCCCGACGTGGAATTCATCCCCGTCGTATCCACGGAAGCAAATGGCCCCGAAGCGGTCCCCGCTGGAAATGACCGTCGGTGACGCCTTGGTGCCTCGGCTGAAGGACAGGTAGAGATAGCCGCCGGAGGAGGCACCGGCATAGGCCGTCCTAAGCTCCAGGTAGGCACCGTACGTCTCCTTGTAGATGTAGATGTTCTGGGAGACGGTCCAGGTGGCGGTCAGATCACGCGTTGCGTCGGCCAGAAGGTAGATCGTGTGGTCGTCGTCACCCAGGCCCGTCAGGGCCGCTCCGTGGTCGAGCTGGCCGCACGAGGCCGCGGCCTGGTGGGCGTGCTCGGGAGTCTCCGCGGCCGTGCCCCCGCTCGCCTTCTCCTTCAGGTACTGGGTGTGGTCGTCGTCGAGAAGCGAGGCCGCCACGGCCGCCGCCCCGTGGTCGAGCTGTCCTCCCTCCCCGTCGTTCTGGTGGGTGTGCGGGACGAGTCCTCCGCCCCCGGTTGCGTTCATGGCTACGCGGAGGGCCGTGGCCACGTCCTTCTGAAGCTTGCGTACGGTGTCCGCCAGCCCGCTCATAACAACCTTATTCCTTTGGTCAGGGCCCGAAATTCGAACGTCCACTCGGATGCCTCGCAGCCGTTCCCCCTGAGTAGCTGACTCATTAACCCGGAGTCGTTCTCAAGGTGGGCGTAGTAGAG